AGTACAGGAAATGTTGGTTCGATTCCAACGCACGCCATAATAATTTATGGTAACGTAGCATTAAGGCAATGCGCCACCTTCATACGGTGTCAAAAGTGAGTTCGATTCTCACCGTTACCACCAGAATTTTTCCGTAAGAGCAAGCATGGTGTATGCGCCTGACTGTTAATCAGGAATGAGCTTGGTTCGATCCCAAGTTACGGAGCCAGTATTTCGGTCCTTGGTGAAATGGATATCATCTCTGTCTTCGAAACAGAGGGTGGGAGTTCGATCCTCTCAGGACCGGCCAAGTTTTGTGTGTTTCGTATAAATGTTAGGGCGCTATTACATGAGGCTAATGACCTCCGGATGTAGGTTCGAATCCTACAACACACATTCAAGTTTCGAGATAGACGTAGAAGTTGAGTCCCTGGTGCGCTAGGTCCCTTTTCTTGTGACTGACACGCCAGTAGCAACACCGGGTAGTTTAAACTCCTTCATACGAGACAAGCCTGTGAGTCCTTGAGAAAGATAGCGGGTCTCTCGAAAACCTATTGTACCTTGCCCCAGTTACTTTTGGCACGGATAGCAAACGCAAGTTCACGCATCTTGCCATACTGGGGCGTACCTTGAGGGTGCGGCCCTGTTTTCTTGAGTGCGTTATATTGTGCAAGTAATTCTTCTTTTGTTTTGCCTGCATACTTGCCGCGTTCCTCTGGACTTACTGTAGTAGAAACATCCCAAGCTTCGTTAGTGGTGTTGATAATGTCAATGTACTTTCTTAATAGTGTAGTGCTCATATAATTCTCCTAACAATATTTAGAACAAAGCATATAACGGCGCATCGTACTTTAGTCGTATTGCTGATAAAATAATAGTCAGTAAGTACTTTACTATGGCACTACCCCCACCTGTGAATTTACCGTTACCTGCTCCATCAAACCGTATTACGGAATATCAAGTTGACGTGACCAGTAGCAGTAACTTGGGCTCTATCAATCACAGAATACTAATCACCAGAGTTGGACCAATCAATCCGCCACAAACATTTGAAATGTTATTGACAGACGAGCAATGGGCAGTCTGGCGTCAGTTGTTTAATCCATATTAAATTTTATTTGGCTATGGCCTATTACTTTTAGCCTATAAGTATGGTATAGGAGAACAGTATGGAATATGATATGCAGGTTATTGACAAAGCAGTTTCTGAAGAATTGCAAAAAAGAGTGTACAGTTATCTTTTAAACTCTAGATGGTGTACGGCGTGGAAGCCAGTTGGTAAAGTGAGTTATGTAAATTATACACCAGCAATAGATTCTGAAGTGGCTTATTTTAGAGCAATGGCTCGACCAAACTTTGCAACTTTTCAACATCGAGCTGGATTTGCCAGCGACGAGGAAAGTTTAAAAGCTCATCCTGTGTTATTTGAGTTATGGAATGTAATCAATTCTGCGCTGGGTAATCAGTTTGAACTTACTGGGCATCCAGAAGAAATTCCATCTGATCCAAATGACCCAACCTGGGAACCACCACAACCTGTAGATGCTAACTTGCCGCAAGGCTGGCGAGTATATGCTAACGGCCAAACAGACGAAACACAAAAGCGAACACACGGTGTTCATAGAGATAGCCCATTCGTCAATGACGATAAATTCTGGACTATTTTGTTTTGTGCTAACCCAGAATGGTACCCAACTTGGTTAGGTGATTGTGTGTATTACCCTGATGATGTCGCAGGAGTTACCGGAGACCGCCAGCAGTATCAAAACATGAATGGCGGACATAATCAAAATAGAAATTTCCCAGTAGGATGGGCCAACAAAATTGTAAGTCCCGTACCAGGTCGAATTATTGCTTATGATGGTCGCACATTGCATACCACACATCCAACAGCCGCTTGGTGCCCGGTACAGCGCCGCGTAGTTGCATTTAGAGTTAGTAAAAAGTAGTACTAATTACTACTTGACCAAAATTTAAAAATATTGTATAATACACTAAAGGAGCAAGATATGCCTTGGATCGAAAACGTAGCAGCCGCAGATATCCCGACCCGCTTTCATCACGAGGCTGGTCCAAACTCAATGCTGATCAGCATTGTTGATCCAGGTAGCTGGAGACCAGAAGCCGCACATGAATTCAAAGAGCGTCATAACTTTGAGTTCCTGGATATCGAAAAGGATGACTTTGCTCTTGATGAGGCTATGCGATGCAGTCAAGAACAAGCTGACGAGTTGGTTCGATTGTTGCAACATGCATTGGAAAACAAAATGAACGTGGTTGTCCATTGCTTTGCAGGCATTTGCCGTTCAGGTGCAGTTTGCGAAGTTGGCGTTATGATGGGCTTTGAAGACACTGGTCGATTCCGTAGTCCTAACTTGTTGGTCAAGCATCGCATGATGAAGGCCTTGGGTTGGACATACGATGAAAATGAAAAGCCCAACATTGATGACTGGCGAACATTTAGAAGTGTTGACTAATGCAAATATCAAGGGCCGAACAAAGTATTAACCGATACAATGCTGAACAATATCGTATTCAGCAATATCGTTTAGAATCTAATCGAGCCCAAGATTACAGAGATCTTGTTGAAAGACGAAATCGAGAACGTGAGAATGCCGAACGTGTGGCTCGAAATATTCGTTTAGATTACAATAAGGGAAGGAATATAGACATAGAATGTTAAAAGGAATAGATGTATAAAGTAATAGGAAAAGAAGAAACACTTCGAGTGCTAACACTAGCCGAAGCGATGAATGTTGCCAAGTCATTGAATGAGTTTGTGACAATTAAAGGCCCAGCATTTGAAATAGTGGGTATGTTTGGAGTAGATAGCATCAAAGACGGACTATGTCCAGATGGTGTTAAATACGATTGGAACAAGGCCAGCAGAATTGGTCGTGTTAAAAAGGAGCGTGTATGAAACGTGTAATTGAAGTCCGTGCCGCAGAAGGCGGAGAAGACTCAAAACTATTTGTGAAAGATTTGGCGCAAGCCTATATTAAATTTGCCCAAAGCAAAGGCTGAGCTACCCGCCTAATAGGTGAGTATCTTGGTGAACTTCATATCGAAGTCGAGGGTACTGATTTATCAGGCTTGTACAATGAAAGCGGCGGACACAGAATACAACGTGTTCCACCGACAGAACGTAAAGGAAGGGTCCATACTAGCACCGTAACAGTTGCTATCACAGATCCGACTGTAGTTACCGCAAAGGTTGCTGACAGCGATTTACGCATCGAATGGTACAGCGGAACAGGTGCAGGCGGACAACACCGCAATAAACACCAAAACTCGTGTCGTATTACCCATATACCTTCTGGCACAGTTGCAACAGCACAATGCCGTAGCCGTCAAAATAGCTTAGACCAAGCATTAAGTACTATTCACAAAACGGTTGACGGAATGGTAAAAAACCAGTATAATAACAGCATAGCAAGTGATAGACGACAGCAAGTTGGATCAGGTATGCGTGGCGACAAGATTCGTACATACCGTTTCCAAGATGATGTTGTTAAGGATCACGTAACAAATAAATCAAACAGCGTTAAGAAAGTGCTAAATGGCAATTTTGATTTGCTGTGGTAATTGAAAGAATAAAATGAAAACATATATCACAAGTGACTTGCATTTTGGGCACAAGAACATTATGAAGTTTTGCCCCCAAACACGAGCACGATTTAATGATGACGTTGACTACATGAACAACGCAATGGTAGAAGAATGGAATGCCAAAGTCCAACCGGAAGACACAGTTTATATCTTAGGTGATGTGGCGTTTATGTCGGGCAGTGTAGCAGGCCGAACAATGCAACGATTAAACGGTGAAAAGATTTTGATTGAAGGTAATCACGATCGTAAGACATTACAGGATGCAACATTCCGTAGAGCATTTAAGGAAGTTCACAAGTATTTGGATATCACGTATGATGGTCACAAGTGTGTGATGTTTCACTATCCAATTGCAGAGTGGGATCAAATGCACCGTGGGGCATTGCACTTTCATGGTCACTTGCACGGTGGTGTAAGTGGGTTGGAAAAGTATCGTGCATTAGACGTAGGTATGGATTCAACTGGAGAAATTGTAATCTCCATGGAACGTGCTATTAATCGAATCAAAGACAACGAAATTAAGGGTCATCATGTTTAAAGACAAGTTGAAAGAATACGTAGAATCGTCTAACCTGGTTAACATGCGCGAATGTGGCGATGGTATCTACGTACTCAAATATAAAAAGCGTGTGTTCTATGACAACCTGTGGAACGAATACATTGCCGAATGTCGTGGATCTATTGTGGATGCTGATTTTAATCTAATTACATATCCATTTACAAAGATCTATAACTATGGTATTGAAAAGGAAGCACCAGTGCTGGCCGCGGATACTAAAGTTACAGCATTCCGTAAGGTTAACGGCTTTATGGTTGCTTGCTCGTGGCACAACGGAGATGTCTTAGTGTCTACTACAGGTAGCACTGACAGCCCTTATGTAGAAATGGCCAAGGAAATGATGCTGACTCACATGTCGTGGGCAGACTGGCAACTGGGGTTTACTAAGTCAGACATGGATGGCATGACTGTGATGTTTGAGTGTGTTCATCCTAACGACCCACATATCATTCCAGAAGTACCTGGTATGTACGTACTAGGCTATCGTGAAAACGAGTTTGGTTCTAAGGTTGGTCATGACAAAGATACATTATGGCTCTTGGGCAAAGTGTTTAATTGTCATGTTACAGAAGTGGTAGAAACTACAGTTGGCAACCTAGTAGAAGCAACTAAGAACGTCAAGCACGAAGGTTATGTATTTTACACAGAAGATGGTGTAAGTGCCAAGATCAAGTCGCCATACTACTTGACTTCAAAATGGGTTGCCCGCAATCCGCGTACAGACAAGTTAGTGGACTTGAACAAAGACATCAAGCACAATCTAGACGAAGAATACTATCCATTGGTAGACGCTATTCGTGCTAACATTGTGGAATACACTGCAATGGACGAGCAAGCTCGCCTGGCTTGGGTAAGGGAACAGCTAGCATGACTGATGCATTCATTGACAGCCAGGTAGAGTATTACAGGCGGCATCTACGTTGTGGTCCTTCAAGAGATTGGAACCAGATCGCCGGCCTGTATCAATATTATCAAGGATTACAAAATGCAAGACGAAAGTCATTTACCAGTAAGTGAGCAAAGCCTAGTCTTTCGTTTGCGTAAGAGGGCAGAAATTAGACGACAAATTCCCGGAAGGTTATCAGTGCAAGAAGGTAAGCCAGACCGTATCGCTAACTTGCTCGATGAAGCCGCCGAAGAAATAGAAAAACTTAAAATACTTTTGGCTGATATGTCTGTTGACAAGCAACGCTAAGTATCGTATAATAAATGTATAGCACGGAGCATTGGCCGACCGGTTAAGGCAACAGATTGCTAATCTGTCATTCAGCAATGGGTGAGTAGGTTCGATTCCTACATGCTCCGCCAAATTTTTAAACCAAAGAAAGAAACTATGATTAAGCCAGGAAAAACATTCAAGTTAAGCAAGCAAACAAAGCGTTTGATGTGTTCTATTGTTGATGCACACGCACGTAACGCATTTAAACGTGCAATGATTCAAGCCGAGCTTGCAGCCGCTGTGATCATCAAACGCGAGCCACGTGAAGCTCGTAAGTAATTGTTTCCTCTGGCGTTAGTACAATGGATAGTACAGCGAGCTTCTACCTCGCGAATGTGGGTTCGATTCCTGCACGCCGGACCATTAGCATTAGCACTTGCACTACCTGTTGGTGCTAAAACAAAACCTGTCGCACCGCCTGCTCCTGAAGCACGAGCGGTGCTTCTTTTTGACCAAAAAACCAAGACTGTAGTTGAAGGAATTAACATTCACGAACGCTTGCCTATTGCAAGTGTTTCAAAGTTGGTTACTGCATACGTAGTATTAGAAAGTCATGCTGACTTAGATGAAAAGGTAAAAGTCCTACCGTCATCTATTGAGCACAGCAAAATACTTCGTGTTGGATCAATGGTTACTCGTCGCGAATTATTATACATGGCTCTCATCGCGTCGGATAATTTGGCCGCACGAACACTAGCAACTGCCCACCCAGGCGGATACGAGAACTTTATTGCTACAATGAATGCTACTGTAAAGTTATTGGGCATGGAGAATACCGGTTTCTCAGATGCATCAGGCCTAAGTGTATTCAATACCAGTACAGCATGGGACCTGCATATCCTAAACACAGCCATTGTCAAGTACAGTATCTTTAATGACACAGCGATGAGCAAAACAGCAACGCAACAAGTTGAAGGTGCCCGCGGCAAGATCAAGCAATTCATAATGCGAAACACTTCTGCCCTGGCTGGCGAATTTGATTTACAACTTGGCAAGACCGGATTTACCAATGCGGCACGATGGTGTATTGATATGCAAGTGCGTCATGCTGGCAAGTCATTTGATGTTATTGTACTTGGGTCACCTTCTAAAGAAGTGCGAAACCGGTTAGCAAAAAAGCTGATCCAAAAATACACAAATGGATTCATTGGCATAACAGTAATTGATAAGATCGAGCAAATTGATACCAGCGTAGCCTACTAAGTAGCGCATGTCAGTTTATTCCTTTCAATCATACTCGCCACTTATCGAGCCAACAGCATACATTCAAGATGCCGCAACTGTAATTGGCAACTGCACAATTGGTTCAGGTTGCAGTATTTGGCCTTCCGCAGTTCTTCGTGGTGACAATGATAACATTACATTAAAGTCTAATGTAAATGTTCAAGATGGGGCAGTGATTCATGTGGATACTGGTCACCCAGCAGTGCTACACGATGGTGTAAGCATTGGACACTTGGCAATGGTGCATGGTGCAAACATTGGAGAGAATACACTGATTGGCATGCAAGCAATCATATTAAACGATGCAGTCATTGGCAAGAATTGCATCATTGGGGCTAACACAGTAATAGCCGCAGGAAAAGTTATACCTGACAATTCTCTTGTTGTAGGAACACCGGGAAAGATTGTTAGAGAAGTGACCGCAGAAGAAATTGCAAGCAACAAACAAAATGCACTAAACTATTCTGCAAAAGCAAACATGTATAAAACAGGGTTGGTAAAAATAAAATGAATAAGAAATATCCGTTTTGGGCAAGAGCCCGACATCATTTAGAACACAGTAACATGGGTTACTGGTATCACTGCGGGCATAGCTTTTACAATGGCACTAGATTGCTGTTGTTGGTATTGAGCAGTTTTGTACATGGATTGTTTCCATGGTTGTTCAAGTTTCATGCCGCACATGGTGTAATGAGAATTTACGAAGAACTAAAGCGTATGCCTCATTTACGTGAAGCACAGATTCGCATTGCACGAGAAGTTGAAGAAGAACTGTCAAAGAAGGAAAAATAATATGTGGGAAAAAACAACCGACGCCAAGACATCGCATTTTCATATGAACTCGTTTCGTAAGAGAACAAATGGCAACGCATACTATAGTCCCGGTGTTGATAGGTTCTTTGCTGTTGATTCGTTGGATCCATATTCTAGTTTAGAAATTGCTCAAATTTTAAGTAGCAAGGTTCCAGGCATTGCAGTGTGTTTATTGGCAGTAGATGATCTTTGGTTTGATAACGAAACAGCACATCAGCATACACTAAGGGATAAAAATGTTTTTGCAGTTGGGGCAAGTATTTTGTTTAGCCGCCAAATGCCAACTGTTCGTAAATTTCCTCCTAACAGTGTTATCAAAGTTGATCAGCCATCTGAAGATTTTAAAGACGGTAACAACGCAAGTGCATTTCAAGCCTTGCAAGAGTACGCAAGATTTGTAATACAAGCGTACCATGCATCTAAGATTGCCAATATGTACTTTAACAGTCTGCCAATGGAAGAGTATGCAAGGGAGTTATTGTCTGGACAGGTGCCTCCAGAATTTGAAACCCCAGTGGATAACATAAACGGATCTTTAAAAACAGGGGTGCATAGAGAGATTACTAAAATTCTATACACCAGTAACGATTCCGCAGAAGCATTAGAACGTATAAATGTCATGTGGAGAGAAAACAACACTCCGCTGACACTTTATTGGAGAGCGCAATTTTACAACCTATTGGACTTGCCGTTGCCAGCAGAATTCAGCAACGGACAGTTTAATCTAGAACGTTATTCGGGATACATTTTATGAGCATTCAATTAAACGAAACACTTTACTTTAGTTCAATCAATTTCAACGGAGTCCATAATGATTTTTGGACTGCTTGCTATAACGAAACAGGCGATGGCGGCAAATTTGCAATTGATCTGGCTCGCAGATTAAATCCCAATAGGTATGTGACTCGCGACAGTTCTGAATGGACTAATCCTTGGCCTCAAGAGGTTATTCCCAAGTATGCATTGGTTCCATATGACTCGTCATTTAAACTCAACTTCACTGAAGTAAGTGATTTAAAAGCATTAGACTTTAAAGCACGTATCAATTCTAAAAACGAACGCTTTGCAATGATGTATTCAGGAGGCATTGATAGTACAACAATGGTGGTTGCATTGTTAAAGAATCTAACGGTGCAAGAATTGAAAAATGTCAGTATCTGTACCAGCATCCCTGCTATTGTCGAGAACCCAGTGTTTTGGGAAAAGTTTATCTATGGTAAATTTGAAATCATTGACTCAATGGCCAATAAGTATCACGACCTAATTACTCGTGGATATACCCCAGTTACAGCAGACGACGGTGACTGCATTTTTGGAACAGTGTTTGGTATTGGTCTTTACCATAACTGGGAAGTTGTTGCAAACAAGGCTGGTTTCACTGAAGCTCGAAAAGCTGAGATTCGTTCCATTATGCCTCGCTTTAGTGACCCAGAAGTACATTACACACAATTTGCAGATTTACTAACAGCGTATTTTAGTATCCCGCCTGATCAAAAGTTTCCTATTGTTGGCCAAGCAGTACCTAATCCAAAATTTGGTAAGTTGTTGTATGACAAGTTTGCCCGCAATGCACAAACAGCAACAGTTCCTATCAACAGTTTGCACGACTTCTTTTGGTGGCTAATCTTTAACGTTAAGATGCTTAACTGTGGAGTACGAGGTGCATTGTACTACAATGATCATATTGAACCAGAACGTGCTATTCATGCTATTGAAAACTGGTACATGTTCCCAGCTTACCAGCAATGGTCGATGAATAACAACAACAACGGTACAAAGATAGGACACACGGCGGCTACATACAAGCAAGCGGCACGTGATTACATTTATGATTTTGATCGTAATCCATGGTACCGCAGTTTTAAACTAAAACTTGAAAGCATGGCGTTAAATGTAGTTCGACAAGATATCCAACTTGACAGTCCAATGGGCCGCCCAACAAGCAGATTTGGTATTACCAAGGATTATGAGCTATTAACATTAGATCGCCCTGACGTACAAGAGTACATCAAGCATCATTTAAATAATTTTCAAATTACCTGGAGTGAATAATGAAATATCTATTAGAAGACACAGTAGACGGCCAAGGAGCACCGGTAAAAGTTTGGCACAGCGATTATGTTGGTCAAAATTTAGCAGTCAGTGCAATGTACCTACGTGCGACCGCATACCTGGTAGATAAAGGTTGGGCAATGGCACCATTCAATTTGGTACAAAATCAACACAAAGTTATTTGGGTTGAAGATGAAAACGGCACACCAATGGGCGGCGTAATTTATGAATACCATGCTCACAATAAACAAGGGTGGATTGTGCTGATCTTTACTGACGAGCAGTTCAGAGGCCGACGTGTTTATTCTATTCTACAACGCAATTTAGAAAACGTTACAATCTTATCTGGTGGAACATCTATTGCCAGTTTAGCACATAAAGACAACGAGTCAAGATTAAAAGCAGGTACACGTGAAGGAATGAATCCACAGTTTCTTCGCTTGTATAAAGATTTGAGTCCAGAATTGCTACAGCGTAAAACAGAAATGGTAAAGGCAAGTGGCAAGCCATGGCATGAGCTTAACAACGAAAAGTGGGTGCCACCGGGCCCGCGTTAAAACTGCCAGGGCTTTGTTGATCTAACACTTAATATCAGTCTTGGATTAGCACCAGTCCAATTGAGCGCATGGAGTATATCAGTTCTAACAAAACTGGCATACTCCTGTTTCTTTACTAATGCGTTAGATCTAAAACTTGGCAAGCCTAATATTCGCCATCGGGTAGCAGGGGTATCGCCAATAACTTGCAATCTGCCAACTTGTTGGCCTGCAGGATTAGTAAATTTTTCATTTACAATAATCGGATGATCTCGATCAACATTCCACCAAACCATTTCAGTATCTTCGTCGCCTGACATTAGAATGTTAAAGCGTGTGGGTATTGTAGTTTCAGTACCGTCCCCTCCAGTGGTGTCAATGTGAGGATTGCCTAGTGTCCTAACAAGAGGTTGATCTAGTTTTTTGTAAATGAATAGCTGTGGATAAGGATCAGTGATACTGTGGCTTTGTAAGAATTCTGTAAGCTCAGTCCATGCGGAACTTTGTATAAACTGCTGGTAATCTTGGTCCTTAAACTTAACCAACGCACTTGGGGCAGGAGCATTTTGTTGATAGTCAGCTACGATTGGATCAAAAAATGCTTGCAACCAGGACCATGATTGGTCCGAAAACTTAAAGGGCACAGTATGATAGCAATTCATACGATATTTATAAATAGGTTGACAGCGTAGTTAAGTTAGTATATAATAATCAAACAAAGGAGTCACTATGATTGTTCATATTAGAGTTGGTGTAAAAAAAGAAAATGGCAAATGGGTAGGTCGTTGGCAATCAACTAGTTGCATAGCAGATGGGTTTTCATGCAATGAATGCACAGATTTCCCAAGTGAGATTTTGGCCAATCGTCGAGAAGAACTTGAGCGCAAAATGGATAAGGCATTGCGACTTGCATTTCCTAAGGCCAGCTACATTGTACAACATCGCGAGGCAATTGATGCGTGACTTGCAATCCGAAGCAAAGTCTACTCAAAGACTCTTTGCATTAGGTGGGTTGATGTTTTTGCTTGGGCTAATCTCATTAGCTATTGGCACTGAAATGTTGGTGCTGGAATATTGGTCTGCTGATCCAACTGCATTTTGGATCTGGCAAGGCATTTGGTTTATTGTAGTTTCTTTCGTATTAGGTATAATCGTTAATCTTTCTCAAAGGAAGTAATCATGAAAAGAGTTTTGCTAGCAGTACTCTTAGCAACCTGCTTTGGCACATCATATGCTACTATAGCCGAAGTTGATCCAGTTAGACACAGTGGCGGTCTTGCTAATGATAAAAACAATCATGTT